TAATAAGAAGAAGCACAATTGCTTGAGCATATGTAGAAAAAAGCCTATGAACATAGTCAAAATAAGGGGATAAAAGTGCTAAAAAGAGAACAGTAGATAATCCAGCTAATAGAGATCCTAAAGCTGCACCTGAAATAGCATCTCCGCCTAATCCTTTTTTATAAAGATTATTACCCTCTGTAACTGCGGGTAAACTAGATGCCTCACCAGGAACTCCGAATATAGTTGCTGATACACTACCTATGTATTGAGTAGTAGTAGCCAGTGCTAGATAAAAAGAAAATGCTTCAACTACTGAAAGTTGAAGCATCCACGGATAACATATTAGGAGAGAGGCGAAGATTCCAATACCAGGCATAAGTCCTGCAAAAGTCCCAGCCGCTACTCCTAATAGTATATATTCCATTAGTTAACGTATTTATTATAGGCTTCAGAACCAGAAATATCCCAAGTCTGATCATAACCCTTAATACCTGCTGCCCACTTAGCAATAACAGACTCAGAGTTAAGGAAGATCTTTTTCATAACAGCTCTTACGTTATCATAATTATCACCATGATACAACCACATGTCGTGCATGATTTGCGAAGAACCGCCTACAGTAGTAACTGAAGGGATATTAGATGAGGTATCAGCAGACAGGTTCAACAACCCACTAAACTTATCTGAATTTTTCCAAAAGTATTTAGGCGAACCTACAACACCAAAGTCAGTCTCACCGTTCATCATTGCAAGAACAACTTTTTTAGTATTTTCATAACGAACAATATTATAAGAAATACCGTTTGCGCTAGCAATTTGTTTTAGTAGCTTTTCTTGTGAATCATTTTGTGAAATTGCAACAGAAGCGCCATCAGTTAAAAATGGTTTATTTTCACCAGTGCGACCAAAGATGACTCCAGCTTTGATGTTTGTGTACAAAAGGTTTGCAGCAGTTGGTTTGATTGCTTCACATTCAGGCTTTCCTAACCAACCAGAATAGAACATTGCAACAACTTGTCCACCGTTTGACCTAATTTTATTGATTACTTGTGTTGATTTTACACATCCTTTTGCTTGGATGTATTCAATATCATAAGTTTTCTCAAGATCTTGTGCATAAGCAGTCATAGCAGCATTAAAACTGCCACCAGTAGAAGCACTATTAACAATGTAAAGAGTATCTTTAGCAAATGAAGGGGTAGCAAATGCCACAGCACTTGCGATTAAAGTAGTTAAAAATAGTTTTTTCAATTTTGTCTCCGTTAGTTAATAAATGTTTGTTGAACATTTGAGTTTTTAAGATACTAAACATATTAGAAGTAGGCAAGCACTATTCCAAATATTTTTGTAGCATCAATGACCCGTATGGTAGTTTAAATGCGGGAATCCCGCCATGTATTCTAGTTAGCATATTTCCAACATATTTTTTAGTCATGTCTTTATCTACTTTCCAAAGCTCGTGAACAAGTTGTTGAGTTTTTTTGTCTTGAGCCATCAAAAAAGAGTTTTTCTCACGAGGAGAGTACTTTTCTAACTTATAAAAATAAGGTGAGTTAGTTGTGTCATAACTAAGAGGACGAGAAACTTTAAGAAGAACTTCTTTATTTAAATTATAGTTATCTGCTGTAGCGTGCGTCAAGTTATGTTCTCGTAAAAAGTTTTTTACTAGATGACACTGTTTTAAGTGTAGTCTTGGATAGTTAGGACTAGTGAAAAAGTGTTCGACATTAAATTTTGAGCGTAAGTAAAAGTTATCAGTATCCCAAATCTCTGTATAAAACTTATCTTGTTCTTTATCATATAACATTGTTGGGTGGGTAGCCCCATCAATAAACTTTGTACCAGTCACCATTTCATGTATATGGTATAAGTAAATAGCATGCATATCAACGTTTTTACCGCAATTAAACTCTTGTTGAGCATAGTCATTAGTAAAAAACTTAGACATTTGGTCATAGGTTAATCCGTCTACAATTCTTACAGGGATGTTTAGATTTTTACTTTTAAGATAGGGTATTGCGTGATTGTCTATTTCCCAGTTTGTAGGGTGTGGATCAAAATCAAAAAGACCATCTCTAATAACCATAATTTGATCTAGTTTGATTTTGTATTTTAAGAATATTTCTAAAACTTGAACACAATCTGAGCCACCACTGAAACAAAGAGTAATATGTTTATGAGTATCTCTTAGCTGTAAAGCTCTATCACGGCACAGTTCTTCAAAACTCTCGTTAGGATCAAGCAACCAGTTAAGTTGTTCAAAATTTTCATGATTCTTAAATACACAAACTACTCCAGGAGTGTTGTATCGAAAATGATGATCATATGCAGCAACTCTACTTTCAAATACAGCATCTCCGCTTTTATAACCAATATTATACTGAATAGTATTGTTCATTTTGGTCTAGTACTTTGTCAAGAGTTTCTGCTATTAAAGTAACTTCTTCAGAACTAATCCAAGAATCAATAGGTAAAGATAAAGTATGGCTCATAAAATGATCAATGGTAGGAAACTGGGCAGAATTATCAGAAGATAAAATAGGACTGGTAGCAAGATTCTCGGAATAATGATCATAAACAGGCATACCTTCTTTAAGCATTAAGTCATAAACTTTTTTTCTGTCTTTAACAAATACGATAAACTTTTGATAAGAACTTGAAGAGGTATAATCAGGTTTATCTAATGTTTTAATACCATATTTTTTAAATAAATCTTCATATAGCTCTGCTGTTTGCTTGCGTCTCTCAAGCCATTTACTTGCGTTTAACATTGATATATAGCAGGCGACAGCTTTATCTTCCGAAGGCTCGCCATTAACACCTAAGTGAGATATTTTATTTCTGCCATAAAGTGTTCTGCGGCTCATACCACAGAGCCTAGCTGCATCGAGAGCCTCTTTATATCTATCGCTTTTGTAAACTATAGCAGCATAAGTACCGTATACTGGAATTTCTTTTTGTCTACCAAAGTTTATCATAGACATATCATCAAGCTGAGAAACAGGTGTGCCTTTATAGTCTGTGTTTTGACTCTGGGCAATATCACTTAAAATAATTAAATCGTTATCAAAAGCAATCTTTTTTATCTTGTCCCAATTAACAGGATTACCAAACATACCAGTTGCTGCTATGTACTTAGTTTTTGGTCCTATAAGTTGTCTAATTTGGTCAGGGTCCATCACTCCATGCATATTGATATCACAAAATTTGATACTAGCACCGAGAACAGAATAGGCCATAATTGCATTTGAGCAAGTATAGCCTGTTGCTATGATTTCGTCACCTGGTGTTACTCCTTTTACAAGTGCAAGCTGAGTTAATGCAATAGTTCCGCTAGTAGTTAAATTAGCAAAAGGAAGTCCATAAAAATCACAGATTAGTTCTTCGACTTTTCTGCAGTAAACACCGTTGTTAGACTCTGGTACAGATAAAGCTTTTTCAAGGTGTTCAAAGTACAAGTGTTTTGTTTCTTCAAACATTCTATGAGTATGTACTCTAGAAACCCTAAAGGGCTGCTTTGGCTGCATCAATATCCTCTTGTTTTGCTCCAGTGAGAATCAAGAAATATCTAGGATCATCACCTAGAACAGCGGCTGTGTGAGGATACTGAGTTCTGAAATACCAAACATCGCCTGCTTTCCAGTCAAGCATATGACCATTCACTTCAAAGTAATGTCCATGCTTACGATCCTGTAAAGGAACCCAAAGTCTTTTGATGACTTCGTACATCATTGGCGGCTGTAGATCATCATATAACCCGCGTCTAATTCTAAAATTGCCGTGGTAGTCGATATGATTTTGTGAAATAGATCCTTTAGGATATCTGTTAAGTTGTGCACCCCAAGTATCAAAACCACGAACATTTTTCATGTAGTCGTTAATGTAATCAGAAAAGTCACTTTTCCAAATTGTGAGGTCAATCTCAAGACTTTTCTTAATAGACTCATCTGAGTGTGGGTATTTCTTTAGTGAACTATCATAGTAAACTTCTTCGGGTAAACTTTCAAAATCAGTTGTCTCAATAAAGTTTTCAAAATCGTAGTCTAAAGTACCTTCATGAAAATGCGCGAGTTCGTATGTTGGAACCATAGGTTTTGCAAACTGAGCATTTACCTTATCAGTATACTCTCGTGGGTGGTTGTAAACTTCAACCTTCTTTTTTGTCATTGTAGTCATTACTACTCCTTTTTAGTATCTTATAGTACGCTTTTGTGAGCTCTCTGTTATCCAATTTTAAGAACTCAATAGTATCTTTCAACTCTGCTACTTGGTGCCTTAGAAAAAGAAGTTCTGCAGCTTGGTGATCATTAAAAGTTGATGTTTTCAAAACTATTTCTCCTTATATTTTCTTACACACATAAACTATTTTTTTAGGTTCATTTTTCAAATCCCTATAGGGATCAAAATCAGAATTAGGTTGGTGAGAAAATTGTAAAGTATCACACCTTTCGATAATTCTTAAATTTGAAACGAATGGAATACATTCGTCAATACTAAGTGTACTATAACCGTTTAAAGAGTAATCATAGTTTAACGAAATTCCTTTTATGATTCTTCTCTTTTTGTCCTCTAAACTAGCCCAAGTAGTATTTTTTTCACAGTCACCTATGATTAACGTATCAAAACTCAGTTGATCGACAAAAGTAGTAAGCCATTTGATAGGGTCTCTATTGCAATTAATAATACTATAAATAAATATAGTGTCGTAATGATTATGTTTTAGTTGCTCTAAATTTTGCCAGCGTAGTCTATTACCTACTGAATTATTATACTTAAAAACAATTTCACAATTTGGATTAGCATCAAAAGCATCTACAGAATTACAGTATAAAGAAAATATAAAAGATGTATAGCCCATACCACAAGCATAGTCTAAAATAGATTTATTTTCAAAGTGCTCACTAAATTTATCTATAAAAGACAAAGCTTTGTAACAAGCACCTTGAAAATGGTAAATCTCTTCTTTGTCTAAAGTATCTTGATACTCTTGAATTTGCTTTTTAAAAGTCGATTTGTCCAAGCCCGCTGCTCATCTCCCCACCATGTCTAATATTTAAGTGTGCATGTTGCTCATCTTTTGCTTCATAAGGACAACCATTAACATTACAAGGCCAAATTACTGGATCTCCACCTGCAGATGACCATAGATTGATAGTGCAAACACCACATTTACCTACAACTTCTCCAAAGTTATGTTTTGCCATTATCGCTTTGCTCCCCAGTGTTCAACTCCACCTTGGTGTTCGTCAGAACTGTAGGTGCTTTCGGTCTCTTGCGTCTCAGAGTTGCTCTCTGTTTCGGTGTCAGTTTCGGTCTCTTGAAGATCATATTCTTCACTTTCCCTCTCCCATTCTTCCATCATTTCTGAAATTCCATACTCGTCATCAAGGTCGTCTCCTACAACATCACGAACATCTTTAGAAGTACATTCTTGAAACTCGTAGTGTTCGTCTACGCCATCAACCCAAGAACCAACAAAACACATGCCAGGTTCATAATAAGTAGCAACAACCCCCCAACCTTGTTCAGCTGCTGCCTCATAAACTGCAATAGGAGGAGACCAGGCTGTATCAAATGACATCACTACGGTGTAGTCATCTACCCAATCAAAGCCTGCCATATTAGCATCCCATTTTGTTCCCCAAGCATTTACTCGTGACCAATACCAATCTTCTTCATTCCAAGTCTCTGGAACAAAGAATCCGAAGAAAGTCCAATCATCTACTTCTTGGTTAGACAAGTGGTCATGAAGTTCTTGAGCTTCCTCTTTGGTTGCAGCAGTAAGAGTAAGTGAATTAGAGCACCAATTAGGCATTAGAAAATCTCCTATAATTAAATTATGAATAAATATAACAGACTAAAAGGCATTTAGCAAGATTAATGAAGGACTGGCCGCTCTATAGGACCTATCTTGTGTCTATTTTTATAGATAGATGTCATCATCTTATGATAGTCCTCTTCTGGTAGTACAGTGCGGTAAATTCTCATAGCATGAGTTATATAAGATGCAGCTAATTCCAATGGACCTATATTCATATCTTCCATTAATTCATTGGATTGTTTAATTAACTCTGCATAAACTTCGTAGGGATTAGAATTAGTCACTAGTATCTCCTTAAACTTAAAATGATTAAAGAACAATATAACAAATAATTGAGAAGTTAGCAAGAAAAAGACGCAAGTGTGGCGTACAACGAAAAGAAACTCCGTTTCCCCACTAGCTCCCTACGGTCGCACAGTGTTCGAATAGCTTGTCCTTCGCTGTTCGCCAGCGTTTAACATCGAAACCAGTGATGCCACAATAATAGCATACTTATTTAGTTGAATCCATTTAAAATATTTTGAAGTTGGGGATTAGGTACTAGAGCATACCATTTTAAAAACTCTTTGTAACCTCCAGCCGGATCAACTCTATTATGAGTTCTACCATGGAGTTCAAAGTTGACAGTTTCATCGTGCGGGTTTTGAGAGCGCAACCAGGAGATACCCTCAGTTCCAAACTGTGCTCTGAAACGATTTTTTGCAGTTGGATGATTGATAAACGATCTCCAATGATTGTCTAGAGGTTGATGCCATTGATTGATGCGTTCACCGTCAACCCATAGCTGTTGCAATCTAAGTGATTCAGAAAGTTGTGTGATAGTTTGAGTAGTGTCAATTTGAGAGATGGTGAATTTCAGCCACTCATGTTCGTCGTCTGATAAAGTAATAATATCATCAAAATGAGCTGCAAATTCGGGATGAATCAGCCTTAAACCAGCTGTTTCAACGGCTATCACACGATCTACTGAAAGAGTTGTGCAATAACGCAAATGGTACAAGTCTAAAGCAGGTTCTGTAACGTGAACTACTAGACTTGTACCATTTTGAACTACTGTATTAAAATCAATGAAGTTTAATTGTGCATCAAGCATTAAGCTGCTTGAATACGATCAACTAAACCAGGTGTGAAATAAGGCTTCCATTTATTAATGATGGGGGTTAACGCTTTTTCAAATGCGCGCTGGTCTTCTTGAGAAAGATGAATAATCTCATCAATGCCGCGACTGTTTTGTAAAGTAGAATCTGTCGCAATCTCATTAGCATCTGCTACACTCTGAATTCTTTCAGCTTGTGCACAAGTTTTAGCAGCTGCTTTAAAGTGTGTGCGTGTATCATCGTCAAATGAGTTCCACATATCATCGTTCATTAAAATTGAAGTAAGATACATTGAATGACCTGTATCTGTACACCAACGCTGAGTGCTTTTTACATCAGCATGATATCGAGGAAGTGTAGTTTGACAGAGATTAGCATCTTCATAGGTAGCTGGGGTAGCACCTAGTGTCTTAAAGATTTCAGCGAAGATACCTGAACGTTGTGTACGATACTTCAAAGATTTAAAGTCGTCAAGCGAACGAATTGGCGTATCACTAGCCATCACTTTATATCCACCCGAATAGGTAAATGAAAGTCCTTTAATATTAAGTTTGTCAGTGAGTTGTGCTAACAGCTCTTCGCCTACCTCACCATCAAAGACTCTTGAGGCATGGTCGTGGTCACGGAACAGAAACGGAAGTCCGAGAGCCATAAAGTCTGTTACATTAGAAAAAGCCAAGCTTTGAGTATAAAGCTGACTCATTTGTACACGGCCTGTGCGCAATTCCTCAATAGGATCGCAAGCATTGCCGTTACAGTATAGACGCTCATAGTCGTCTAACATTAGTATTTCAAAGTTCCAAGATTCGCCTGTGCGTTTTGAAACTTCTTCTTGAAAGTGTTCAGCTGTACGAATAAACAGTTCAGCTGGCTCGTGAAAGAGTAACCATTTAATTGATTTCATTGTAGCTCCTTTGCAATTAAAGCATATTTTGTATACGGTAACACGAAAACAATAGACGGTCAAACTGTTTGTTTACAAAATGTTAAATGCTGGACATACGCGTACTAGTAATCTGCGACTGTTGAGCCTTCAATAAACTTTGGGGAGAGAAAAACTTACAAGTAACATCACAGTTCCAAATCTGCTTTGGTTTGGGAGGGTCAGAATCTGGATAACGATAGTTTTTAAACAACAGTCCGTATCTAAGATCCCAAGTATGTTTACCATCAAATGCAACAGCATGCTCGCTAGACTCTATCAGCCATGCTTGTTGATACACATGAGCTAATCTTGAAGCCATCCAAGCTGCTACAATATGACAAGGGATATCATGATAAGATACCCACTTGTCATTCAAAAGAGTGCCGCCTCTTTTTATGTCATCCATTAATCGAAATAAGTTTCGCACATCTCAATCACATCGTGATATTTAGCCATCTCAAGGATTTCCATCTCCATCGCTTCAAAGATGTCTTGATGCTCACCAATGCCTGCTGGATTAGTAAGATATACTTCCACATTCATTTGATGTTTAGCTAAGTGTCCTTCAGCGTGTTTAATCATAGCTTGTAGCATTTGTTCTCTATCTAACATTATTTCTCCTCATAAGATATTCCCACACTGTAAGTAAGTACTCACAATATTGTGGGTAGTTTGCATAAATTTTAAGTTGTGTTTCTAAGTATTCTTTGTTCATTATAGATCTTTCAACCCCTCTAGCCAATCATTAGTTTGTTTTATACGCCTCAATAGATTATTATAATTGTGTTCTAAAGTAGGTTTGCACCTATGTAAAAGAGTATCCCACTCATCGTCACTCATTGCTTTGAGCCTTTCTAACTCTTTAATAATCTTTTTACACCTATCTTTTGTATGTTTAATACTATCGTAAGACTCATCAATTATTGGGTGAAAAGATTTGTAACCTAGGCTACGAATAACTGCAAGAGAATATCGATTACCCATTATGATGAAAGGTTTTTTATAATTAATATTTCTATAAGTTTTTTCAGTAATAAAAGTATAATTGACCACATTATAATCTACATAAGCTTCCATCACAACGTTAACATCAGTTGAATAAAGTGCTTGTGGTAAACGTACCTCAGCTTTTTTATTAAGTACTCCTAAAACATCGCTTGAACTGTCTATAAAACTATCAGTATTTTCACTAGCATATTTAGCAAAAATCTTAGCTGTTGGGTAGTCCATGTGATTGTTAAGTAACAAGAATCTTTTGTGTGGGTAGGACAGATCTGTTTTGCGCCATGGGTGACAAGGGCAGGGTGAATATGACTTACAATGTCCTGCAACATAACATCCCATCTCTAAAAAACTAGGATGATTAAACACTCTTTCATTCTTAGTAAAATGAGGGGAGGTAGTATTTAATAATATTCTATCATTCGGAAACTTTGACGAATCAGAAAGTGCTTTTAGAATATCATCAAATTCATTATTAGTGATAGGTTCTGAATACATATCAATAACAATCCAGCCTCTTTTTTCTCTTAATCCTTGAATCACACTATCAGAGACATATGACCAAAAACCATAAGGATTTTGGTTTGCAATTAAAGATCTAGCTTGAATAAAAGGTTCAGCCATAACGATAGGGTAAATAAACGATTCTAAATTATCTGCTGAGGTATGAAAGACAATATTATCTGCAAGATGTAAAAATTTAGGAAGCGGCTTTTGATGAGTGAGACTAAAAGCTAATTCAAATAGTTTTGGTGCAAACCAGACGTTTGAACGAGGCAAGTTGTCATGAACTATATTAAGCATTTGCTAAATCATCAACAACTCTCATAGCAAACGTGTAATTTTCAGTGTCGCTTAAGTGATTGGTAGTATTAAGATGCTTTTTCTCATAATCATATGGACCAGAGTTAATTAAGTACTTTTCCAAACCAAAGTAATGTTCATTTCTGTATTTTGAGTTATCTTCGTGGTATCTAGGATAAATATTACGATAAATAATATATTTACAAGGTAATGACTCTAACAAGTGTTGGATAGCCCAAGATTGATACTGAGCAGAAAGCCTGTAAGAGCTTGCCATTAAGTACTTTTTCATTTGTTCAATCTTATAATTACGTAGCTGAGAAGATAGATTACCAGAGGTAATTGTTGGAGGGGTGTCAAAGGGAGAATGAGTTATTTCATCTATATTATGTCTAAAGTCTGTTAAACTTGCAGGAACATTATACTCCTCATCATCTATTTCAAATCTTTCTGCGGCAGTTAACGATATTACTACTAAATCCTTAGATGTAAGAAAAGATAGAGCATGTTGTAGTTGAAAACAAATAGCATAGTTACTACAACCCACTATCGCTAAATTAATTAGAGGTATATCTAAGTTGGTAGCTACAATCTGAGGCCAATGTTTAGATCCCGTTCCATAACTGAAACTTTCTCCACAGACTACGAGCTTTTTCTTTTCAGATCCAGGGTCACGCAATGGAATCCTCCGCTGATAATTCTATCATGTCTTAGTTCAAGAGGTATTGTTTCAACCCCAAAATAGTTGAGTCTTTCGTGGATCTGAGTTTGTTTTTTGTCCACTATAGCAAGATTCTCATTGACACTGAGTAAATTCATACCAATCCACTCACTTGCTCCCCAAGGCAACCCAAGAGGAGGAGTGGTTGGGCCCACACATTCACTAATCCATATCTTGTCCCAACTCTTAAATAGTTCAGGTTCATTTTCAGGAGTTACTCTAGCAGCATTATATAGTACAAGACCTTCTCTGATAGGAACAATAGTACTATCAAGATGTGCATAAGAATAAAGATCTTTTGCCATGTGTACTTTGTATGAATCTCCAAGAACTCGTTGTAGCCACTTAGCTCCGTTTTCGTTACCTGTGTTTGATACTTGATATAGTATATCATCATTCACTCTAACGCAGTTAGCAGCTTCAAAAAGTATTTCTTCATTATGTAGAGAAGGAACTCCTTTAGTATCTTCCTTGTAGTTTTCATCATAAAGCATTGGAACAGGTGCTTTAATCCAATTATAACCTTCATCCCAAAGCTTAGTAAATATATCTCTGTAAGCCCAAGTTTCAAACTGTCTGTTCCAAATAGGAGAAGGAGTCTCTATAAGGGTATCACCTACGACTAAAGTTAAATCTCTAGGACAATGATAGTGCCAATTCTTTCCATGCCATGTAGGAGATTTAGTTTCAGCCGTAGCATAAGATGTATCAGGACGATGAACTACAACACCTAAATTTTTGAGTACATCTGAGAGATTGTCTAAATCTTCATTTTGTTCTTCAATGATTTGATCTGGATAATAACCAGTAAACTCTTTGATAAAAGATTCTTCATACTCTGGAAATTGACATTTCATCGTACTAATATTAGGAACATTAATTGTAGCATAGTCAGCAGTTCCTACAATGATTTCTTCTAGAGGGTCCCAGTCATTGTTACAAGTCATAAATTTTATCTCTCAAACTTAAATAAATTAAAATCTTTTTGATATCTTTCAAAAATTATATCTTTACTTTCTTTAGACAATCTTACATCAAAAGTAGAGGTGTTAGCAACTTTTAAATCACAACCAAGAGAAGTAAGAAATAGCTTAATTTCTTCTTTATCTTCTTCAATCTTAAATACTAACTCAGGTATTACTTTTCCCTGTTCATTACACAAAAAATGATTTATTGATTTCAAATGGTGATTAGGTTTTTCTTCTGAAAAATAAGGAATTACTTTAGCAACAAAATCATTTACGTCTTTTATCGCAGTAACTTGTAAACCTTTGAGTAACTCTTTAGCTCTACTCGGATCTTTTAGAACAAAGTGTTTGTACAATGACACAACTCTGTTGTAAGGGTGTCGAATCACTGAAACATTTTTACACCCATTTGTTTGTGCAAACTCTTTTGTTATGAATATTTGGTTATCATATACGTATTCTGAGCGAGCAGCAGAAGGATCAATTATATCAATTTTTCCTAAACTAGCAACCATTGCTGTTTGTATTGACTTTGTTACACCAAAATAATTTATATTAAAATGAGGAAACCAAAAGATTCCCTGCCATCTACCTTTGTCTAAGTGTATCATAAAATTTAAGAAGCTTTAGTTCTCTTTCTTCGTTAATTTTTACGTTATGATCATGAATATTTTCAAGTTTTTCTTTATTTTTTTGCCAAAACTCTTCTGGTTCATCAATCAACCTTTTTATTAATTTAAAAGCTTTAGTTAATCTTAAGTTATCATCTTTTTCTGTATCATAAGATTCATCAAACACTTCATTATAAGTTTTATAGCCTATCGCTCTGAATTGTTTTAGACTATTATGCTGACCTATCATAACAAAAGGCTTTCTAAAATGAATATTTCTATATGTTTTCTCAGTTAGCATCACATAAGGCTCATTATTAAACCATGACTCTACAACAATATTAAATTTTACATAGTTAAGAATCTCTATGTCTAAAAACGGGAGTATAATTTCGTTACTATGGATATCTTCAGTAACACGGGATAAGCTAATATACCCTTGAGAAGTAAGTTTTTGTTGTTTTAACCATCTTATAAGACTAAAACCGCCGTGATGCTTATCAATATTAGAACCAAATAAACAAAATTTTTTATTTTCAGTTCCTTTAACTTCATCGTCAAAATACACGCGAAAGTACTTAAACTCAAGAAAAGAAGGAAAGTTTGTAAAAAAATTATCATCAGGAAATAGATGAAACAATCTAGTATTCAGAAATATATTATCAGTGTTAGTGGCTTTTTCAATTTTAGGTATGATTTCGTCGTCTTCATCTCTAAACTTAACAGCTTCAAGTGCAACTCTTTTTAGAGAGTCTTCGTAGTGATCTTCACACCAGACGTCAGTACCAAGAAATTTTTTGATATTCCACTTCAGTTTTAGAGACTCTTTTACACCAAACGACTCATAAGTAGCATCAATTAAAATAATACCTTTATTATTTTTTACTCTTTCTAGTATTCTCTCATCAATATTAGTTAAAAATTCACCACTCTCATTTAACGTTGGGTGATAAAAAGGATCGCAAAAATTAATTGGGTATATGAAAAAGTCTAAATCATCAATCTGTTCAATATCATAAAGCTGAATTAAATCTCTGTATGGATAAAATATTTGTGGTACGTAAGAAGTTCCAGTGTGAAAGTAACCATACCAGGTAGAATCTAAATAATCTGAATCTAAATTAGGTTTATTCAGTGAATCAAATAAGAGATTCATGCTTCATTCTACCGTCCCACAGCCTAGAAAAACATAAACGATTAGTATCTCTGCCTCTATTATATTCTGGAAATTTGTTATCAAGATCTAAACCAAAATACACGCAAGAAGTAGGTTTAAGACCTAATTTCATACAGTACTCTTGCTGTTTATTTACATATTTGTTATAAATATAGGTGGGACCAAATTCTTGCATCATTTTTAAACCTAAATAAACACTTAACATATTAATATAATTATAGTTAGGCTCGTTAATGACATACAAGGGGTCTTCAAACATATCTTTTTGTAGTCTGATACCTATCCTATAATTTTCTACAGGAAAAACTTTAGAAAGAGAAGATACAACGTATTCTAAACAAGGATGTGATAAGTCTATCTCCATATCAATTGCAATATTGAGATAGGCAAGATCTAAAAGAACAGGTATTTCTTTTTCATCACACTCACATAGTATTTGCTCAAGATTTGGATACAGTTCACAAGTATCAGAAAAAGGAGCACTAATTACTAACACGTCTCCTTGTTTAAGCTCATCATCTTCTAACCAATCAAAGCGCATAGGATAGTATATAGATTTTATCATTTGATGATAAAAGTACTCGCCACGAGCAAGCCTTAATCTGTTTTTATTTCTATATCTGATGTAAAAATGAGTAAAAGATTCAGTAGTGCCTTGAGTAAAACAAGAATGAGTATAAGAATCAAGACCAATTAAATTATGAGAATTTCCAAGAAAGTGTTTAAATCCATCAAAATAATCAAGTTTAAGTTGTTCAAAGTCGTGACTTAAAGTGTCTTTAGCATACTTTTGAATCAAGTAGTCACGATGGGATACAGTATTTTCATCGTAAACACTATAAGCACCTCCAAAAGGTTTATTCTTATTATCGGGAAGATCTGTATAACGAACCATTAAGAGTTTAAAAATCCAGAAACTTGAAGTGAATAACGATCTTCTAGACCTGCATTTGCTGCTAGATGAAGAACAGTAGAGTCCCACATATGTCCAGTGTTTGCTTTCCAGTGTGTTACTACTGTGTCATTAAATTGCAGGAAATGTCCTGCTTTCCAGTCTAACAGTTGTAAGTTAGCTCTAACTTTAACTCTTTCATCATTTGGGAATTTTTTATTGATTTGATAAAAAGTATCACGATGCATAGGATTAGTCATACCAGGTGGTTGTTTTATCATTGATACAGTAATTGCCTCTATACCTAGTTGATTACCTAAATCTGTATAATCTATTTCACTGTTATCAAAGAATTTTTGATAAAACATAGTGTTATAATGAGTTAATGATTTAGGAAAACCACCAACTTTATCGTGAATATCTTTAAGTTCTACTTGTTGATGCCCTAAACAGTCGTGCTCAAACTGTTCCCAATCAATGTCGTAGATAAAATCAAAGTTGTAATCTATAGAAACTTCTTTAAGAAACATTTTTTATTCCCATGAGTGTGTACCTTTTTGTTTTACGGCAAAATTATAATAAGTAAGAATCTTATTAATATTGTTTTTTGAAGTAATTAATAACTCGTTAACAAAAATTATATCAATTTTATTATCAATTGCCAAGTTTAAATAACTATCACGCATCTCTTCGTCGTCTGGTAAAGAATGTATACTGAGCATTATTATATTTTGATTATTTTGAATTAGATCTTTAAGTATGGGTTGGTGTTTAAGGTGTTCATTTTCAAAAACATACCCAGAGTATTGAATATTATTATTTTTACAGTAATCTACAATATAGTTACGTTGTATATGAATAGGAATATGTTTATCAAAACTACTATTATTAGATAGATAAATTACGGCATTTTCTGTTTTTACTTGCTTCTGTTTATAATCTTTTGGTAATCTAAAGAAACCACCAGGATATCTACCATTAAACTCTTCTCCCTCAACTAAGACGTGCCAGTCGATAGCCATTCTAGTAAACTCAGTTTTATTATTGATATTACCGTGAATAATTTCTTGATGAAACAAATGAGCTTGCCCTGGAGAAAGAGTTACTGGGTATGCTTCTTCCATACACATTTTTTCAAAATCTTTTTGAGAGGTTTGCTCGTTAACAATTTTTTTAGTTATATCAACAGAGTTTTCATAATCAACTACCCACATAGAATTCGACTCAAAACACTCAGTAAGGGGCATCCATATAGTACCCTGACCCCTACCATTGTTATAAAAAATACCTTGATGAAAATGTAGCCTACGTCCTAACTTCTCTTGATTAGGAACTACTAAATTTAAAGTAGGAAATCTCTTAATTAGATATCTATTGTCACCAATTAAAGGTTTAATATATTCTTCAGCAAAATCATCAATCATCTTACCAAAGCTGTGAGAGGCAAAAGATTTTTGTACGTTGTCAGTGATCTTTACTAGATCTTCTGTAGGAACTACAGTGTGTAACGTATCAAGTGTAGTGATATTAGGAAAATCTTCTTTAATTACGTCAAACACCCACTCTAAAAAGTTGTATTTTTTTATGTCATAATCTAAAGTTTTATTATTCCAATTGTTAATGTATTGTTTTTGCATATTTACTTATTTCCTTAATAGATAGATAGGCCATAACGAAGTTTCATGTCGTTTAGCTTTTAATTGAGCATAAGTATTAAGTCTCCATGCTTTCGGATTGTGTAGTATCAAAATATTTTTAGAGTATAACGTGGTCAATGTTGTTACTACAGACTCAAAGTCATCCTCAGTATGAAAAAGATCAAAAAATCTTGCAAGCACTACGCAATCATAAACCATAGTAGGAGCAGGCAACTCCCATTGTCTATTTTTATAATACCCCATTCTATAATCAATTTGTGGATTAAAGGAAGTAAAATCTTCCCACTGCTTGTGTTGTTCTATAGTGTGACACAATTTACCTTTTTTGATAAGAACTCGTTTTATAATCCCAGGTCCAGTACCTATGTCTAAAATATTAGTAAAATTATACTCATCTAGTACCTGATTAATTAAGAAAGCTTGCTTAATTAAAGATTTAACTTGGTATTGGTCTTTATACTGATTCATAGATTGGAGCGGGTACGGAGACTCGAACTCCGATCCTCTGGGTGGAAGCCAGACATAATCGCCATTATACTATACCCGCTTACTCTATAATTCCTATACACCAATTCTCTGCTGCATCTTCTGCATAACGAAGTGAGTGTACTGTCACATCAGAAACCATAGGACGACATTCAATTAGTTGTCCTCCAATGATCATATTTACGTGCCATACATCATTTTTCATGAATATCTCAGCTCGTCTAGATCTATCTTCACTCATCATTACTTGTTTAATTTCGTTCATTGTAAATCCTTATTGGCAGGGGCGCAAGGAATTGAACCCTGTCCTGCTGGGTTGGAGCCAGCTGTGCTACCGTAACACTTCGCCCCTGTAAGTTCGATATTTAATTTTCTTAGTAATATTGTAAACCGAGACTGCCAAAACGTCCAGCCCCAACTGTCTACTTCACAACGGTCGCGAGCCATAAGACAGTTGTCTAAGCGCACTTCATATAGTTGAATCATTCGGCTATCCAAAACTTCCACCACTTTTTCTTAGGAGTCGTATCCATATCTGCGTGAATATACTCAGGAATAAAGTTTTTCGTTTGATAATAGGATAGAGCAGCTTTTGCTAACGCACATTGAATAGGTGTATCAGCACACTTTGAATAAGCAGATAAATTTAAAAGGTCTTTTTCGGTCAAACTACTTCCCCAATGATCAATTAAAGCATGAGCCATGTGGTTTATATCCTCACCTGCTTCAACAGCATCAATCTCTAAATCTTCCCAAAAAGTATTTCCCATCATTGATTTACAAACCTTTCATTCCATTGTGCTGTAAAAGAAGCAGCATCTAATCTGTTTTCAAACAACCAAGTATCTTCATATGAATTAGTGTATTCATTAACGTCCCATTGATGTTTTAACATCTGAACTTTACAATAGTCTTTAGCATTACTCCTTAAATCTGAGTGAAGTCTAACTACATATCCAGGTTTCCATTTTTGCTTATATTCAAATATTTCGATGGGCGTCATTATTTCTAAGTTCTTCAGTCAAGGCAGACACACGCTTTTCCATCCAACTGATTGCAGTATTGATATGACCTGTATCATGTGGTTGAAGCTGCGATCTAGCAAACTCAATTTCACGCAAAAGGTGAATGATTCTTTCGTATTTATCTCGTTCGTTTCTAATCAATTTTATTCTCCAATTTATTTTTCCAATAAATAGCCGACTCCTCACCCATTACAGTACCTTTTGCACTACAACTTTTACAAGGATCGTGTAATGAGCGGTTACCCGCTAGTAGATTTTTCCTAATATTTCTATACTCTTCATTATTCCAAATAGCTAGTATATGATTGTCATGAATATTACCAAAAGGTTTTTGTTTTCTTAACCAATCATTACAACATAAAATTAATTCACCATTCCAATCAATTATGACTTGATATGTTGGATAATAGCAAGGATTATCAGTATATCCTTCAAACATTAAACCGCCTCTGTTAGTAAAATTATATTCATCATACTTATCAGATCCATCATCATAGTGTCTTCTTACTTTTACTTGCTCATATCTTAACTCTAACTCTTTGAAGAAAGGGTTTTTATCATAATCAGAAATTAAGATGTTATCCACACCAGCATGAAGTAATTGATCTACAGTAAACTTGTTTTTAGTAAAACAGTCACCATTTGTGACTACTTCAGTATTAAACTCTTTTAAAATATTGCAAATTTCTAAGATATTTGGATTTAGAGTTGGTTCTCCAAAACCACATAACTGTATCTGACCTAAAAAACCTTTTAGTTGTTTTTTAAGGACATAGACGGTATCGAGAGACATATGAAGCTTTTGATTAGGATAAACTTTAGGATCATGCCTAGGACAAAAACTACAAGTACGATTACAAAGTTCTGTAACATTTAACTCAATTGCAGTTATTCCGTAAAATTTTTCAGTTTGTTTGTGGTTTTGTAATCTAAAACTTAAATGATTGGCAAAGTGCTTACTCATAAAAAATGCTATTAATCAAGATCCATCTCGTTATGCTCTTCAATCAATTTATATAAGGTGTCAGAGGTATTTACAAGAATTTTAATATTTTTCCAATCATCATCGTGTGAACGACCAGAGGCTTCAAAAATCCACCCATTTTCAGCGCGTTCGATATTGATTTGTGGGTTTACTTTAGAAAGTTTATCTTTAAGAGACATGGTTTATCCTATCGGGCAAGAGGTTATTGAATCTACATAATCGTCAGCAAAGAATTTTCTGACAACGGTGGTGCGTATAATTTGTCCGTCTATTTCAGAGTAAGTAATAAGTTCTTGTCTCAAAATACCTGGACTAGGTTGATCAAATATTTTATCGTATGGGTAATTTTCGTCTGTCATTTCAAATCTCCATTTTGAATATAATAACAGTTAAATAAGCAGTAAGCAAGAAAGGAGCTACCGCAGTAGCTCCTTTGCAAGATCTTTATGTAGTTTTAAATTATTAAAACTTCATTGCAAGACCGATAGCTGTAGTTTTTTCACTAGCAGTTTTATCGTCTGACGTCATTTCAACAAAAGCAACTAATCCAGGTGCTACAGTTTGATGAATACCCCAAGTAAGTTCGTCACTTGAAACTGTCCCAGCTGACTCTGCTTTCATTGTTTCTACACCAACAGTAGTAGAACCAATTGAATAAGTTGCACTCATGGTAGTTGTGTCTGTGTCAACACCAGCCGCAGTAGTATCTGTGTACAGTTCCGCAGCAAGCCCGATTGGTCCAGCTGAGCCAGAAACATTCATGATAACAGCTTCTGAATCATCAGCGTTGTACATTTTACCCGCTCCAACAGTAGCAATTTCACCAATAGCATAAGCAGCGCTTACGGCATAGCCTTCGCCAGCAGTTGTACCGTAGTCATCGCCTGATGCATATGAAGCATTAACTGTTAGACCGCTAATCGGTGTAAGAGTTAAAATAGCTGCATGATCAACACTTGGTGAACCATTAGTTAAAACATAGCCCCAATCTGTTTTATCATCAACAGCGTCAAGAGCACTATTAACATCACCAAGATCTAAAGCAAACTGATCATTTTTAATAGTCATGCTATTTCCACCATCGTCTCCGCCGTCCTGATTAATATTCAAATCAGCGCTAATGGTCAAACCTGTATCGGTAGTAATTGATGGCTTGATGTTTAAGTCTGCATCAACCGCAGTTGATTTTGCGCTATCATTATCTTGGTAACTCCACTCAAAGTCACCACCAAGTGTTACGTCTGCAATAGCAGAAGTAGAAAGTAAAGCAACCATTGTAGCAGCTGCATAAATTGTTTTAGTCATATCGACTCCTTAATTATTAGTATAGGTAGACAGTTTTACCGTCTACCTTTGTAGTTTTTTACGACAAATACTCATTTTCTTCAGTATTATAAGGCCACATTAGCAATACTTATCATATCTATTGACGTCAGCAGTAATCTGACGTTCAATTTCTGCAATAGACTCTGCTGTACAACCTGCTTTTTTAAATAAAAGTTTCCACAGTATATCAATCATTGTAGGTATCCTGCAAAGTTTTTCTATTTAACTCTGCCAGCAAGCTGGCATAAGTGTGATCTGGATATTCGTGGAGCAGGAAACGAGCAATCTGTTCATTTGCAGAAAGCTGACGTGACACATGCATAGCGTTTGAAACAGAAGTTAAGATTTCAGAAACCTTTTTTAAAACTGTTTCGATAATTCCAGTACGAATATATGAGTATGTATTTAAGACAATAGCTGTCATTTTATTTCTCCTTTGATTGTATTAATCTAGGAGACGCTGACTGCCTAGCTTGCGATTTTAATAAGCTTAGGCTTTTGCTCTTCGGGTAATTTTACTGCTAAGTTAACACTTAAAATTCCATCCTTAAGATCAGCTCCAACAACTTCTGTGTATTCGCTAAGACGATAGCTTTTTACAAACTTACGTGTCGAAATACCGTGATGAACATAGACATTAGTGTCTCTGCGCTGTTTACGTTCTCCAGTTACGGTTAACACATGGTCTTTTAACTCAATGACTAAATCATCTTGTTTAAACCCTGCAACAGCTAATTCAATGGTATAATCCAGCTCACTCTCTTTTATTACATTATGAGGTGGGTAGGTATCTTTTGCGTGGGATTGTATTCTTTCTAGTTCGTCAAATATATGATCGAACCCAAGAAAAGCATTTCTTGGAAGTGCGAATGTACGAGTCATGTTATCTCCTTCTCGTTGAACAAAGATTTAAAACGTAGACCTCAATTGAGCATCTACAATGAAAAGGTATCATAAATTTAAGGAGAGAGCAAGTGTTAAATTACCAACGATAGAAGATATGGTTATCGATAGTAGTTGTTTTTGTAAGTGTATCTGACCACTCAGGGCTTACATAATCAGCGTGATAGTGTGTTGCGCCTTCAGTAATATCAACAAACTTAATTTCTGGGTTTAATAGTAGCTCTGCAACAACCCAGGCATCATGAATAGATTCATAATCATAATGAGGAAATTTATCTGATTTACCATCACAATACCAAGAAAATTGACACCTATCACGCCTTGGATAATAAACACGTTCATTTTCTGGTAGATCTGGTTGTATACGGGTTTTCCAAGATTCTTTGATTGGACCTTCGTATACTACATCACAAATTGTATCAGGAAATCTAGGATCAACCATACGATTGATTGTTACTAGTCCAACTGCAATTTGTCCAGCAAATGACTGATTTCGTGCTTCCCAATAAATATTAGTAGCTAAACAAGTTAAACTATCTTCTTCAGCTTGGACGGGGAGAGCGCACAATGTCAGACTCAAGGCACTTAGTACCATACTGAATCTCAATAATTGATAGTTCTTTATCTGTTTCATTAACAAGTTGATGCCACCTATCTGAAAATAAAGTATGAGTTTGATGTTTACCCTTTTTAGTTTTGATAACATCATTTCCA